GGAACTAAAATTATTTATGCAACAGCTGATGATGGCACTAATCCAAATATAGTAGATGCTACATCGGCTTTTGTCACAGCAACTTCAACTACAACTTTAACTAACAAAACTTTAACAGCACCTAAAATTGGTACATCCATTTTAGATACTAATGGCAATGAATTATTTCTATTGACGGCAACAAGTTCAGCTGTTAATGAACTTACGTACGCTAATGCAGCTACTGGAAATAACCCGTCTTTTACGGCTTCTGGGGAGACTAATGTAGGTATTAATTTAGTACCTAAAGGATCAGGGACTGTACAGTATAATGGGAGTGAAATATCAACGGTAGGAAAAGCTATTGCAATGGCAATGATTTTCTAGTAATAATAAAAGAGGAATAAAAAATGGCTACACCAAATTTAGTAAATGTCGCAACGATAACCCCTTATACTAAGATGGGTAATCTAGGCGATACAAATAGAACAACTATGGTAGATGTTACTGCAGAGTACGCTGCCAAAGTAGATACAATTTTAGTCGCTAACGTAGATGGAACTGACGCATGTGATGTTACATTAGAAGTTAGCAATGATAATGGAAGTACTTATTATAAAATAGCAAGTACAATTTCCATTCCAGCAGATTCAACATTAAGTTTTTTAGATGCAACGGGGCCTTTATGGTTAGACGAAACAGATATACTTGCTGTCACAGCAGGAACTGCTTCTGACTTGGCCTGGAATGTTTCTTATACTGAAATGGCCGATTAATAAAGGAGGATTTTTAAATGCCTAGAATAATTAAATTAGCAAAAGGTACTTATACAGCATCAACTATTACAGTTGATGGAGAAGGTAGAGTTATATCTGCTTCGTCTGGCGCATCAGCTGGAGGAGCTATGGTTATGACTCAAGCATTTCAAGGACCTGCTTCAGGAACCTTATCACTAACTGGTAACTATGGATCAGCTTATGCTGCCGGTGGCGGCGGAGGCGGAGGCGGTGCAGTCGACTTACATCCTGCTGGTTATGGTGGCGCTGGAGGATGGGGTGTTTTTAATTTTCCAATTGGTGAAAGCTTTTCAGAACCTTACGTTGTAGGTACTGGCGGCGGCGGTGGTACTTCAGATAATAATGGTCAAGCTTCAACTGGAACTACAGTAGCAAACGTTCTTACAATTAATGCAGCAAATGGTGGCGTAGGCGAAAATAACGGATCTCCAGGTCAAGCTGGAACTGCTCCAGGTGCTACGGTAACGGGTGCAGGTACACCATCAGGTGGTGGTGGTGGTGGCGGTGCTTATGCTACGCTGTTTGGACAAGGTTATTATAAAAACAGAGTTGAAACACCAAGTAGTTTCATGATAGCGCAAAGAGGAGCAGCTGGTCAAGGGCAAAATAGTATTGCCCCTACATCAGGTGGCGGTGGCGGGCCAGGTATGTTAGTTATATTTGAAAATATTGGATCATAATTAACATGGCACTTCTTTTACTTAAAAAATCTCCTCATGCACTTTGGAGAATTTGTGCGAATGCAGCAGACTTAGCTGACTGTAATTATGTAACTGACGACTTTGAAACACAAGAAATTAGTGAAGAAGATTTTCAAGCTCTAAGAATAAAATCAAAATTTTATGACAATGATAGTCAAGCTATAGTAACTCGTGAAGCAGGAGTACACGCACACGCAAGTGTCTCTACTACTTCAGCTGGTTTAAAAATGTATCTTAACGATATAATTTCTACATTGGATAATTATGTTGTTTCTAATCAAGGTAAACAATTGGCTACTCAAACCGAAACCTATTCTGAGCTTTTAAAAACTTATGTAGATGGATCTTTTGATTTAGAAAGTTTAGATTATTCGGGTGAGGGAGGAATTAACTGGGAAAAATATTGTGCAGATAATTCTATTACCTTCCTATCTCCTTTACAAATAGGGTAGTTTCTGTTATACAGACCCTATAATGAATGAAAGAATTATAGAGTTTATAGCCCCTAAACATTACGTTGAATTAAAACACGAATATCCTAAACCTATTAAACTTAATATACCTGAGTGGTATAAAAAATTAGAACACACAGTAACAGATTTTACTGCTAAGGGATGTATGCCTTTTTTAGATGTCTTGAGTTATGGCTATGTTTTATCAATGCCAACGGACCTAAGTATCAAACATAATGTAGAAAAATTAAATGAACAAACAGGAAAAAAAGAAAGAGATAGTGAATATCAATGTCCCATTAAAAGTCAGCCTCCTCTTAATATTAATACTCGTGACCCTAATTTTGCTCACCCTTTTCATCCTACCTCACAATTGGCAGGTTCTCCATTAATAGAAAAAAATAAACATTTACCTTTCTATAAGATATATAATCCTTGGATTATTAAAACTCCTCCCGGCTTTTCTTGTTTATTTGTACCCCCTTTAAATAATGGGGATGATAGATTTGAAGCAGTGTCAGGGATTGTAGATACAGATTCATATTATAAAGAAATTAATTTCCCTATATGTATTAATGGGGATAAATATCCTCATTTAGATACAGTTATAAAAAAAGGTACACCCTATGTTCAAGTTATTCCTTTTAGAAGGGAAAGTTGGAAAATGAAGATATCTCCTCAGACTACAGAAAAATATCATGCTAATTCTTTAATGTATCCATTAAGACTTTTGTATAGTTATAAACTAGATTACTGGAGGAAAAAGAAATGCAATTAGGAGACTATGTTAAAATAATAGATGGTTTTTTTATCAAAGACTACATTAAATTATTTCTTAGAATTTGTAAGACCTTTGATTATAAGAGTGCTGAAATTGTAAGAAACTCTACAAATGTGATAGATAAAAATACCCGAGATGTTGAACAAGCTTCTTTAATACATACACGTAATAATCACACTAAAATTAATTGGACTAATTATTTTAGGGTAAATTTTTTTAAATTAATTAATAATGTTTATAGAGAGGGAGCCTCTCATTGTAATATTAATCGTATCCTTGATATGATGATTCTAAAATATAATAAAGGTGGTTTTTATAAAGTCCATACTGATCATGGCGCTTTGACTCCAAGAACTTTAACTATTGTTATATTTTTAAATGATGATTATGAGGGAGGGGAGTTAGAAATTTTCAGTCCTGATGAAAAAAACTCTAAAATAATAGAGCCTAAAATGGGGAGGATAGTTATGTTTCCTTCTAATTTTTTATATCCTCATAAAGCTCATCCTGTTGAGAAGGGGACTAAATACAGTATAGTTTCATGGTTAATATGATAGGAAAAGATTTTAAATATAAAAAGATTAATAATTTTTTAACTATAGAAGAAAGAATGTTACTTAAAGATTATTTCCTTATAAAGCATAGAATTAATAATAACTTTTGGCAGCCACATATAGAAGTAAATGGTCCTAGCTTTCAGATATATGGGGATGCTGCTACTGATTCTTTAATGCTTCAGAAAAAAGAATTGATAGAAAAAGAAAGTGGATTAAAACTATTACCTACATATAGTTTCTTTAGGATGTACACTATGTTTACTAAGTTAATAAAACATACAGATAGACCGGCTTGTGAAATTAGCGTAACAGTGTGTCTAGATTCTGATGGAACTGAATGGCCAATTTATATGGATGGTAATCCAGTTTATCTTGAACCAGGAGAAGCAGCAATATACTTAGGTCTAGAGGTGGAACACTGGAGAGAAGAATTTAAAGGAGATTACTCTTCTCACATCTTTATGCATTATGTTAACAAAGACGGCCCTTATGTAAATTGTTTTATGGATGAAAGAGATTTTTATGGAACTCGGGAATCTAGACGAAAAAAATGAAAATAAATCAAGATAAAAAAACAGGAGATTTAGAAGTATATTTTACAAGAAATGAATTTAAGGCCATTAGAAAACATAAAAAATTAACCCTTTCCGCTGTTCAAGCTAGACATGCTAGTAATAATATTATGAAAGTAGTGATGGAATTAAACAAATACTTTCCAGAAGACGTTCAAAAACTACCAACCACATCAGAAGACTGCTAGAATTTTTCTAGATTTTAATATAGAAGTGACATAATATATTAAAAATAGGTTTTATATGTTACAAAAGATAGGTTTTTTACCAGGATTCAATAAACAAATTACACCTACCGGAGCCGAAGGGCAATGGCAGGATGGGTATAATGTTAGGTTTAGATATAACACTCCTGAAAAAATAGGAGGATGGTCTCAATTAGGGGACACATCTCTATGTGGCTCTGCTAGAGCTATTCATCATATGGTTAATAAAGGGGGTATCAAATACGCTCTTATAGGAACCAACAGAATTTTATACGCTTATACGGGTGGAGCTTACTATGATATTCACCCAATTAAAACTGACTTCGGAGCATTAACTGATAAGTTATCTTGTAGTAGTGGTTCCGCTGTCCTTAGTATTACATTGACTACCACAGCTGGAATGACAGCAGGAGATATTATACTTCTTGAAAGTGTTACACCTCCAACAGGCTCGGGTTATTCTGCTTCTGATTTTGATGATAAAACATTTATGATAACAACAGTTGTAGATTCTACAACTATTAATATTACAATGGGATCCAATGCAAGCGCAACGGCTACTGATGGAGACTGTTCTGTTAAATGGTACTATCCCGTAGGACCTTCTGAACAAGTTGGAGTATACGGTTGGGGTGTTTCACAATATGGTGGAACAGTAACAGCTCCTCAAACGACAACTTTAGATGGGGCAATCACTTCTACTTCGACAACCGCTGGAATTACTTTAGCCAGCTCGACTGGATTTAGCACCACTGGAACAAAACAAATTAGAATTGATACTGAAGATTTAAGTTATACAGGAATAAGTAGTGATGTATTAACGGGAGTTACTAGAGGAGTGAATGGAACCACAGCTGCTACTCACTCGGATGGAGCAACCATTACTGATATTACTGATTACAGTGGATGGGGAGAAGCTTCTTCTTCAGGGGATAAAGTAGCAGAACCTGGTCTATGGGCCTTGGATAATTATGCAAATAAACTTGTTGCACTAATTGTTAACAACGCATGCTTTGAATGGGATTCAGATTTAAGTAATGCAACCTCAACAAGAGCTACTATTATTTCTGGAGCACCAACAGCATCACGTGACATGTTAGTTTCTACGCCGGATAGACACTTAGTATTTTTTGGAACTGAAACCACAATTGGAGATACTTCTACTCAAGATCAAATGTTTATAAGGTTTTCTTCTCAAGAGGATATAAATACTTACGCTCCAACAGCAACCAATAGTGCTGGTACACAGAGACTGGCTGCCGGTTCACGGATCATGGGAGCTGAACTAGGGAGAGATGCAATTTATGTGTGGTCCAATACTTCTTTATTTACGATGCGTTTTGTAGGTCAACCTTTTACATTTGCTTTCCAACAAGTAGGTACCAACTGTGGACTGATTGGAATGAATGCAGCTGTTGAAGTTGATGGTACTGCGTACTGGATGTCAGAGAATGGTTTTTTTAGATACTCTGGTAAATTAGAATCTATGGTTTGTTTAGTGGAAGACTATGTTTTTGATGATATAAATACTACTTCCAATCAATTTATTTATGCAGGTATTAATAACTTATTTGGAGAAGTGATGTGGTTCTATCCAACATCAGACTCTAATGTTATTAATAGGTGTGTATTATATAATTATATAGACTCTTCTCCTAGACGACCTATCTGGACAACCAATGATAATTCTTTATTCCCAAGAACGACATGGCAAGACTCAGAAGTTTTTGGTTTACCTCATGCAACTTATTATGATGCAGGTACCGATACCTGCGATACAGTAGGAAACACGGATGGAATTTCAACTTACTTTGAACACGAAACAGGTCTAAATCAAATTAAGGGAGGAACAACTACAGCTATACCAGCAAGTATTACATCAGGTGATTTTGATATTACCCAGGACCAACGTCAAGGTGTGACGTTTAAAGGAGATGGAGAATTTATGATGAGGGTCAGTAGATTTTTACCAGACTTTATTTCTCAAAGTGGAAATACAATAGTTGAATTAGATTTAAGAAATTTTCCTAACCAAACAGCAGCAAGCTCTAGCTTAGGCCCTTTTACTATTACTTCCAGTACCAACTATCAATC